TGTTTTTTTTTTTTTTTTGGCATTGGGGTTCAAAATAATTATTTTATAGTGACCCTCTAACCCTTCTCGTCTACGCGCCCGCGCTTGACTCTAACGAAAGATTATCCCCAATGGGACACTGTTACCAAAACCTTGGTTACAAACCAAAGTTTTGACCTGAAATATACGAGGTACTATCTAGTAGTTCCCCACTGCATATCCTTATCCAACGATCATATTCGCTGCGATAGGATAATATCGGCATGATGTCAGGACACCCGACAGATGTAAGTGCTGTAAATATTGATGCACTTAAATCATCGAAGTATTCTGGACCCCACATCATAGCGTCTCTCAGAGAGTTTTGAATTAACTCTGTAAGGATTTCGTATTCTTCTACATTAGGTGATTTCATCCACATGAGAAATCGACCTTCTATAGTTTCTTTACTAAGTGGTGACAATACATAACCACTTTTATCCTCTACAAAGCCTCTCTTAAGGAAAGACACTTTTTCCAGAGTGCTGAATTCTTCAGCCTTGCGCCAGTCATTCTTATTTTCATCAGTGTACTTTATTCCACTTTCCGAAAAGAATTTACCTAGCGTGCGAAGGTTAAAGAATTCCAACGCCTCTTGTTTCACGCTATGGAGATGGTCATCTCCATAGTAGCTCGAAGTCGTCATTCTGTCGCAGTTATCTAATGATTTATACTGTTGTGGTGCGAGATGCAACCACGCCATGTACTTATAAATATCATTATTAACAGAGTTTACAACAGATGTCAAAGGATAACCAGAAGGTAGACCCTTATCTATGATAACTACAAAATTATCCACCAAGGACAGGTGGGTATAAGCTGTAGTCATTAAGATATGTCTAATCCTTTGATTAGTCTCTGAATCGTTGTAAATACGATTAATGACATTACCAGAGCATTCAAGATTTTCAGCAGGGTTTCCCCTATCGTAATTGCCGAAATCTCCCGCTATAACAAACGGCGATGTTTCTCTGTGTCTTTGATGTAGTGACGTCCAGTCACCTCCCATCGGGTTTATACCCACCTGTATCTCGTGGTGTTCCCTATTGTTTTCGATCATTTGAACAAATGCGAAACAAAACATTCGAACCAAAATGGTAAACTCTACTGGGCAAACAGTAAAGCTCCGCGTTTTTGGAACAAAGTTAGGATCATCTTTGAGATTGGTGGTGTGTCGCAGCTGTCGCCGCTCGTCTTTGAGGGTTTCTCTAAATAGGATACTCGGGACTTCTCCCTTTTCCATTTGCTCTAGAGCGTACACAATTCTACCCATAAGTGCGGGTTTTGGTACGTATCTTTCGGGTTTCCCCTCCTCTGTGACGACGTCGAACAGCCATCGCTTATCGTGGTCTGATATACCACGACCGACATCCCAATATGCACCTTCTGCGGTGGACATATTCATGCGATCTGCGTGGGGTACTCCAGGTATCCCGTTTATTGCCTCGTCTACGGTAAGAACCCGTAGACTTCCATCCTCGTGACAGATAGAGCCAGAGAACCGCCTGTATTTCGCTA